CTGGGTCTTGGACAGGCAATATTATAGCTTTGCCTAATAATCGTGTGAGGGTTACACACCCTGCATGGTTTGAAACTGGAGATGGTGCTCCAGATTTTTTACCATCACAACACATTCATTACTCAAAATCTAATTTAGATTATACGCTTGACGTAAATCAAATATTCAATAATCTTTATGCAGAAGAAAAAGGGAGTAAGAAAAAATGAAAGAAAATTTTGAAGAATGTTTAAAAATGCTTCTTCATCATGAGGGGGGATATGTCGATCATCCTGAAGACCCAGGTGGAGAAACAAATCTAGGAGTAACTAAGAAAGTCTACCAAGAATGGGGTGGAACAAAAGATATGAAAGACCTTACAGTTGAAGATGTCGCTCCTATCTATAAAAAAAACTATTGGTCGAGACTCAAATGTGACGACCTCCCTAGTGGGGTGGATTTTTGTGCGTTTGATTGGGGTGTGAATAGCGGTACAGGTCGTGCAGCTAAAGCGTTACAGAAAATTGTAGGTGCAAACCCTGATGGAGCTATAGGTCCTAAGACACTCGCTCTTATAGCAAAACAAGACCCTAAATTTATGGTTGAGCAATTTGGGAAAATACGTCAAGAGTTTTATGAAGGTTTATCAACTTTTAAAACTTTTGGTCGTGGTTGGACTAGAAGAAATGAAGAGACTACACAAAAAGCTGTAAGTATGGTACAGTGATTTGCTTTTTTCATTTTTAGCCTAAAACTAGGGGTGACTTGTTCACCCCATTTTTTTGTGGTATTTTATACATATATATAGTAACAATTAAAAAAACATAACAATACTTAGTATAAAATGGATTCAGTTGCGTTAGCACAAAAATTATTAAAGAGCATCCGTGAACAAAAGAAGTCTATTTCAGACTATTTAACGGATGGTGGAGCCTCTACAATAGAGGACTATCGGTTTGTTGTAGGTCAGATGCGTGGCTTGACCTATGCAGAAGAAGAAATTAAAGCCACGATGAAAGGCATCGAAGACGATGAATAAAAAACTATATGTGCCAGATCACATGGTAGGTACTTTAAATAAACAGAGGGGAAGAACCTCTGAAATTCCAAAAGCTATAAATAAAGCTTTTCCTGAAGCAAAAGAAAATAAAAATTCTAAAGACCCTTCTAAGTTTGAGCCTTCTGTTATTGACAGATTGCCTCAACCAACAGGGTATAGAGTTCTTGTTATTCCTTGGTATCTTCCAGAAAAAACAAAGGGTGGTCTTATTGTTCCAGATGCAACAAGAGATAGAGAGTCGTTCTCTAGCGTGTGTGCATATGTGGTAAGACTTGGCCCTGATGCGTATAAAGACGTTGATAAATTCCCATCTGGTGCGTGGTGTAATGAGAAAAGTTGGATAATTATGGGAAGATATGCTGGAAATCGGTTTAAAGTTGATGGTTTAGAGGTTCGTATTATAAATGATGATAATATTATAGGAACAATACTTGACCCATCAGACATTTCTTATGTATAAGATAAATTAAAGGAAAAGTTATGAATACTATAAATGAAAATGTTGTTGACAAAGAAGACGAAGGTTTAACTGTCGAGCTTCCTGAAGATAATGTGGAAGAAGTTGTTGAAACACAACAACAAAAAAATGGAGAAGAAACCCGAACAAATGTTCAGGATAATTCTCAAGAAGGTGAAGAAGAAGACCTTCAAGAGTATAGTAAAAAAGTTCAAAAAAGAATAAATAAACTTCTTGAACAAAGAAAGTCTGCTTCACAAGAAGCAGAAGCTGCTGTTCAATGGGCTAAGACTATTCAAGAAGAAAACAATAATTTACGTTCTAAATTAAATACATTAGATCAAGGATATTTAAATGAATTTGAAAGCCGTGTTACAAGCCAGATTGCTCAAACTAAAAAAGTTATGGCAGAAGCTCACGAAGCTGGCGATATGGAAAAAGTCGCAGAAGCCCAAAGCATCCTCGCCAAACTTGCCGTCCAAGAAGAAGAACTTGGCAAACAAAAAAGAAGGCAAGAAGTCTCGCAACAAGAAGTAGCTCAACAAGCTCAACAACAAGCTCAACAGCCACAACAACAAGCACAACCTCAACCTAGAAGACCAGACATAAAAAATGATGCAAATCTTCAGGGATGGATGTCTAATAACAGTTGGTTTATGAAGGATGTTGTTTTAACAAATGCCGCACAAGGAGTTCATCAACAATTAGTAACAGAAGGTTTTTACCCAGACGATAATGGATTTATGGGTAAAGATTACTACAATGAACTTGATAAGCGTTTAAAAAATCATTTTCCAAATAGAGAAGAATTTGGAGAAGTAAAACAGGAGCAAAGGTCAAACGTCCAAGCTGTAACTCCTGCGTCCAATACTGGACGGTCTGTAAAATCTGGACGGAAAAAAAGCGTAGAACTTACAAAAGGTCAAGTCGCACTTGCTAAAAAGCTGAATATACCCTTAGAGAAGTACGCTCAAGAAGTTATGAAAATAGAGAGTAGGAGATCGTAATGTCTGACCGCACAAGTCGAGAAACAGCAACTCGTGAAAAAACTGAACGTGTACCAGAATGGAAGCCTCCCTCAACTCTTGATGCCCCAGATGCACCTATAGGGTATAAACACAGGTGGATAAGAGAAAGCGTCATGGATTATGACGATAGGAATAACGTCCATAAAAAAAGACGAGAAGGATGGGAACTGGTTCGTGCAGATGAACATCCTGAATTTGACGCACCTGTAATTGATGAAGGTAAAAACGCTGGCTGTATTGGAGTCGGTGGTCTAATTTTAGCAAGAATACCTGAAGAAATTGTAGAACAGCGAAACAAACACTATAATCAAGTGGCTCAAAATCAAATGGAAGCTGTGGATCGTGATTGGATGAGTGAAAACAATCCTGCGATGCCAAAGCAAAAACCACAACGTAAATCTTCTGTAACCTTTGGTTCCCAAAGGCCAGATAAATCTTAATATAAGGAGATATAAAGATGGCAAATAAAGATGCCGCTTTTGGTATGCGTCCTGTAAAAAGAATAGGTGGAACACCCTATACTGGAGGACAAAGCCGTTATCGAATTGCAGCAAACTATGACACAGCTATTTTTCAAGGTGACATGGTAGCTCAAGTTACAGGTGGCGGTATAGAAGTACACGCTGATGGTGGAACAGTACCCATCGTTGGTGTATTCAATGGTTGCCAATATACTGACCCTACTACAGGTGAGCAGAAATTTAGCAACTTTTACCCTGCAAGCACAAATGCTTCAGACATCATTGCTTTTGTAATTGATGACCCTATGGTTATTTTTGAAATTCAATGTAATGCTGCATTTCCTGTTGCGGATTTGTTTGGTAATTTTGATATTGTTTATACAAGTGCTGGAAGTACGACTACTGGTATTTCAGGTGCAGAGTTAAATGTAAGTGATGGTGCAACCACCGCTACTTTATCTTTAAAATGTATTGACATATCAGAAGACCCTGAAAACTCAGACGTTGCGTCTGATGCGACTAATGTTCTGGTTGTGATTCAAAATCACATCTTTGGGCAAAAGTCCGCTGGCCTAGCATAAGGAAGGATTGAGATATGGCAATTTCAAGAGCACAACTCGCTAAAGAGTTAGAACCTGGCCTTAATGCACTTTTTGGCATAGAATATGATCGTTACGAGAACGAACACGCAGAGATCTATGATACTGAATCTTCAGACAGAGCGTTTGAAGAAGAGGTAATGCTCTCTGGTTTTGGTAACGCTCCAACTAAATCAGAAGGTGCTGGAGTCCAGTTCGATTCAGCAAGTGAAGCATATACTGCAAGGTATACTCACGAAACTATTGCTTTGGCATTTAGTTTGACTGAAGAAGCAATCGAAGACAATCTATATGATAGACTTGGATCTCGTTACACAAAAGCCCTTGCACGTTCAATGGCTCACACAAAGCAAGTGAAAGCTGCTGCAACGCTTAACAATGCGTTCAGTTCTTCTTTTACTGGCGGTGATGGAAAAGAACTTTGTGCAACTGACCACCCATTAACAGGTGGTGGTACTTTTAGAAACGAGCCTTCAACTGCGGCAGATTTAAATGAGACTTCTCTTGAGAACGCTCTCATTGACATTGCAGCATTTGTTGACGAGAGAAACATGATTGTTGCGATGCGTGGTATTAAGTTAATTGTACCACCTGCACTTCAGTTTGTTGCAGATCGTTTATTAGAGTCAACTCTAAGACCAGGAACAGCAGATAATGATGTAAACGCTCATAGAAATATGGGTATGTTACCTGATGGTTATACAATTAACCATTTCTTAACAGATACTGATGCGTTTTTTATCAAGACTGATGCTCCTAATGGTTTCAAAATGTTTGAAAGAGCACCACTAGCTACAAACATGGAAGCTGATTTTGATACAGGAAACATGAGGTTTAAGGCTCGTGAGCGTTATTCTTTTGGTTTCTCTGATCCTCGTTGTGTATTTGGTTCCCCAGGAGCTTAATATACAATAAAATTTATTTTTTTAGAGGGCGGCTAAAGTCGCCCTTTATTTTTTTAAATTATTTGTTATAATAATTTATTCTTGACAGTTACATTGTGTGACTGACATTTGCCAAGACAAGGAGACTAACATGGCTAATACAACTTTTTCAGGTCCAGTGCGATCAAAAGGCGGTTTTAACGTAATTAATGAAAGCAGCACTACTGGTGCTATTACAGAAACTGGTTTTTCCGTAAATTCAACTGGGCAATTAATTTCATTAGGAACAAGAAAAATTCAAACATTTGCTATAAGTTTGGCTAGTACAAACGCAGCAAGTACGACTTATGCAGATGATGATGTTCTTGTGGAGATAGGTGAATTAAATACCGATCACCCAGATGATTTGGTTACTGCAAGCAAATTCTTTATTCATAAAGTAGTTCTTGGTGTTACAACTGCGGCTGCTAGTGACGCTAATTCATTAGCTAATTTACAATTAAGTGCAACTTCAGGTACAGCAACTAACGCTGCTATATCTTCAGGTACAGAGATTGTAGGTGCTGGTGTTGCGTCTTTTAACCCAAGAAT